ATGAATAGAGTCCAGATAGCTTTTAACACTGTCCGATATATTCTTGCAAACCACATTCTTACCGCACTTATCTCTATAAAGCATAAGAGGCAATAAGAAAAATGGAGTCACAAATGCCGTATATTGGAAGTTCCATATGAAATCATCATCATCGGAATTCTCCATTTTCAGGATTATCCTGAATAGATGATTGAAGGCTTCTCCTATCCTAATATCATTTACCGCATGTGGCATATATATTTCCATAATGAAACTTTTCGTATACAACAAAGCCTCTGCCAAGGCTGGTTACTTGACGAGGCTACAAAATCACCTTTTACGCCGCAAAGGTCGCACAAAATTTTGTTATATGAAAATTTTTTCATAGACAAATCACATGCCTTACAACATAACGCACCCTCAGAGCGTACCGGATAGCTCCTCTTTGACGCTCTCCACCGTCCTTCTCAGATAGTAACTCCTCCTTATCCTGTCCGGATACAAGTTCCGCATCCGGTTGACGGCTTGCCTCGTCATTCCCGTCAGATCGGATATGATATTGTCGCTCAACTTGCGATCGGCCAGTATGGTTATAGCCACTCCCCGAGCGTCAACATTGCGCTCCTTGTTGTTGCTAAACATCATTACCGGATCGGTCCCGCACTCCTTGCAGACTGTCTCTATCACTTTTTTGTAAAAAATTTCCACCTTATTCATAAACTTTTTATTTCGTGGTTTGTTTTACTATCAAGCCGGGCAAAAAAATGCACGGCAGAAAGACATATAAGAATCTTCCCGTCGTGCGTGGCATGAAAAAATAATCAAACTTCCGATCCGATTATTTAGGGAAGATTCTTTTTCTTTATCCTCCCTTTCCGGCTCGTTCTCACGAAGTCACCATCAAACTAATATAAATTATCATGAACAAAAAACGTCAGCCCTTGTTATTCATATAACGCATTCATTCTATTATCAGAGGTTTCCCGGGTGTGAGCCACGGAAGCCTCACCAAATCCTATAGAACCCGCCTATCCCTACATAGGGAGACAACCCGTGTTTACCGATCCCATAACCGGCTATCGCACCGATTCCCCATCTACGTGGGGTGATCGTCTTGGTTATATACTCAGTCTTGCGATAAACCTCGATGTAATCAAGATTAGGCTTGTAACCCGAAATCGACAGTTTATAATCATCCGTCTTGTACTCCTTTTGAGTTATCGGTACCGGAACATATACAGGTTCCTTAATCGTGTCACCGTCTAATGTAATGTAGACAGGAAAAGGCTCAGGTATTGTTCGTACCAGTGTCTCATAGACCGGGTACGGGATGCTGTCATGGATCGTATCCACCTTGGCGGACGTGTCGGTCTTGGATATCGAATCACTGGCTACATTTCCCCGGACATGGTAGCCAGCCGTGAAACTGGCTACCAAGCACACTAGTATTAATATAACCTGCCATGCTCTCATAACAGATTCCACCCTGCAATAACATCCGACATATCAGCCTCCCTACCATTCTCCACCTTGCTCATCCCGCCCACGATCCGGATCATCTGCTCACGATCGTTGATGTTGATAGGATCATCAGCCGGGATACCGGCGTAATCTGATACAAACTGGATATACTTTTCGGTATGGTTCTCCTCCGGAGGCGCCCATCTTCCTATCATCTTGCGAATCGTGTCAAGCTTATAGTTGTTATAGTAGTTCGACAGGATCTTGAAGATCGCCCGATAGCCATAGGCCATAGTCTCGAACTGTTTAAACGACTTGTCCTTGCTTGGTCGAACCTCTCCTTGAAAGAGATCACTGTTGATCCTAATGTTTCCCGGGTTGTTGTTTCTCAAACCTCTAGGTAATTTTTTCTCTGCCATTGTTATTTTTTTATTACATTTGTGTACTTTATTACTTATCTCCTGCCCTATTGAGAAATATGGTCAGCGATGATTTCACACCAGCTCCCCTATCCTTTTGGATCTGGGGAGCCTTTTTTATTCTTTGTCTTGTTATACTCATCCAAGAAATTGACCTTACTAATGAATTTTACGGCGGCAACCCAATACAAGAAGGCTATCACCTTGTTATCCGGGAATACCTTGCCCATGTTCTTCAATACATTAGTACCATAAAACCATATCATCGCCCACGTAATCCAAGACACGAAAGTCTTGGCGTTATCCTCCGATATATCCATCATCACGCCTATCCAAAACGAAATGATAATTATCAGGAAATACACAAGCATGTATAACCAGCTACGGATGAACTTGCTCTTCCGGAAATCCCCGTGATCCGCAGCCAATCCCCAGAACGTATCGATGAAGGCCAGCGACAGGATCACCACCAAGAAATTCTCGATCGGTGACACGAAGTCCATCGCCGTGACTACGGCGGCTATGGCGATGGACTTGGCCCAGTTAGTGAGGTCGGATATGTAGGAGAGGTAGCGATACATGATGCTATGTTTTTATGATTTAGATTATTTTACAACCTATAGGTTTCTAATAGCAGCTTCAACAATTGAAGCCATTCTTTTTTGAATCCAAGCATCAACATATTCTGTTGGATGCCAACCATATGTTACTCCATTTATCACCTCTGTATCTCCTCCATCTTTTGTATCGGCATGTAATATGGATATTTGCTCATTAGTTATGGGATGGACTTGATTTTTTGAGAAACCTATATTTTTATCAAACTCACAGAGTATAAAACCCCATTTTTTCTGGAGATTCCTTATACTCTCATTGAAAATTGTTCTAGCATCATGCCAATGAGTACATACAACGATTATACAAGGCTTCCCACTTTTAGTTCCATACCATTTAGATGATGGATCATCTTTTAGAGCATAGCAATCCGCATAATATTTTTTCAACACATAATCCCAGCAAATTGACTTATCAGAGTTGCCAAAAGGAAGTTCATAATCCCTATAGTCTTCCTTTATGTTCTCATAATCATCCACCACTTGATTGTGAGAATGAAATATCATAAAAATATCAAATGTCTCTAATTCGTCCTTAGAATAAAGAGTACCCTCAGCCATCTTATTTGCAGTGTGTACTATGGTTTCACCACTCACAGCTTTATTATAACCTGTTATATTTAAATCATTAACTACATGCGAGAACCATTCATTTCCGGGAAATGCAAAGGATGCTCCAGTAAGTAATATATTTTTACTAATAACAAAATTATTATTAGAATCAGCATGCAAGTCATAAGAAGTACCCTTATATTCTTCATAATCTGTTGGTGAACTACCTTGTTCGATTTGAGCCTTTGTTAAATCTGCTGCAGATTCTATTTCATCACTTTGGATTAAGGCGCGAACAAAATAAGCACCATAACTAACATATTTTATCGTAACAGAACCATACAAATCGCCATCCTCTAATGATAGACTGTGACTAGTTCTTTTTATAAAATTACCATTCCTGTCAAAATAAGCTAAATATAAATTTTTAATATCTTTACTATAAATAGCCATATGAGAGAAAGAGTAATTTACTCCATCTTCAAGAAATAATCTATTGGAAAATACGCCATGTGGATGTTCAACAACCATTCCAGATGACAAGGTATATCCATACATTAAATCATTAGGATTTAATAAGTTTTTCCCTTTAGGTTTCTCTTTAGAAATTAATCGTAGTTGCTGCAAGAAAAAACTATCATTATCATCTAATGCAAATAAGTCCTTTCCTGAAAATTGTTTTATACTTGTTTTGATACCTCCAACCTCTAATTGAATAATATCGGGATTATATTCTACGTTAGCATTCCCTTTTAGAATAAATCTCACGTATGACGTACCTTTTAAAGCTTTAAACTTAAAAGTGCATGCATTATTTTCTTCTTGATTATCAATAGGATGCAAAGACCTGCCGATATAATTATCCATCTGATCAAACATCGCTATATAAATATTATTATTATTAAAAGGATTTATTCCTTGAACAGTATATATACATCCATCTCTAAGATATATTTTATCAGAGGATACCGTGTTTTT